ACACTTCAGTTATTGAAGATTGGAAACGCAAGCACGGTAATGTATATGCCATTAAAACAGAAAGTAAAGCCATCTTCTATGTAAGAACGCCAAAAATTCAAGAAATTGAAGCTTACCAACCGTTACTTCAGCAATCAAAATTTATCACATATAACATTGGTTTATTCAAAACCTGTTATCTAGGTGGTGCACCAATTCCAACAGATGAAGCAACGTTATCATCAATTGCAGGACAAATGATGAAAACAATTGAAGTTGTAGTTTCTGAAGTGGAAAAGCTTTAACGGATGCGTCTCTTGAATTTGCCATAGATGTATCTGATAAAAAAATCAAACAACAACATGTTGATGAAGTTGAGTGGTGCCAACGCCTCTTTAAATGGATATCAAACATCAGAAAATCTAATATAGGAATAGCCTATTTCACCAATATTAATCCTTACGATTTAGAGCTTACAGAATGGGCTCGTAGAGTAATCGACTTGGAATGGATAAGACAAGAACTATCAAAAACGAACACACAAGATGAGTAACATTTTAGAATATACTTTGGCACTTCGTGATCAAATGTCTTCACACTTAAAAACAATAGGTGGAAATTCTGATGGACTTATCAAACGTTTTGATGAACTAGAACGCCAAACTAAAGAAGTAACTCAGCAGATGACTGTTACAGGTCGTTCTGCTGGAGCTTTGAAACAAAAGCTTGATTTGTTAAAACAATCTAGGGATTGGATTCCAGCATCAGAAATCAATCGAATTAGACAAGCTAATCAAGAGATTCGAAATCTTGAAAGGGAAATCAATTCAATAGAAGGTAAATCATCTTCGGGTTGGTTCAAAGGTTTAGTGGATTCAATTCCTTTCGGAAACATTTTAACCAATCCTTTTGTGATTGCTGGAGGTATTGCAGGTGCTGCTATTAAAAACGGAATTCAACAAGATTTACAGAATACTTCATTTGAGGTGTTACTTGGTTCTGAAGCCGCAGCCAAAAAATTAGTTGATGATATAACTAAATACGGTGCGGAAACTCCTTATGATAAATTAGGGTTAGGTAAAAATGCCCAGTTAATGTTAGGATTTCAGATAGATGAAAGCAAGGTGATGCCCGCTTTGAAAAGAATCGGTGACGTTGCTATGGGGGATGCTAATAAAATGAACTCATTGACCTTAGCTTATTCCCAAATGTCAGCCACAGGAAAACTAACAGGGGAAGATTTAAACCAAATGATAACGGCTGGTTTTAATCCATTAGGTGAGATTTCAAACCGAACAGGTAAATCTATTAGTGTTCTTAAAAAAGAAATGGAAAAAGGTGCTATTTCTACGCAAATGGTTGAACAAGCTTTTATTGATGCAACATCTGAAGGTGGTAAATTTCACGGAATGGCCGAAAAAATGGGACAAACATTAGGTGGAAAATGGGCGCAATTCATGGATAAAGTAGCCGAAAAATCTTTAATAGTTTATCAATACATCGGACCCGTAGTAGAAAAATTAATTGAATTAGGAGGTGCTGCATTAGATGCCACATTCAATGGTTTGGGGTGGTTGATTGATAAGTTTGAGCAAGGTAATCCAATAGTTTGGGGTTTAACACTAGCACTTGGAGCTTATACTGCAGGATTAATTTTAGCTAATACCTGGACAAAGGTTCAAGCGGGTTGGAATCTAATTACTACAGGACAATTATGGGCACAAGTAACGGCTTGGTGGGGGCTAAATTCTGCAATGTACGCAAACCCAATCGGATTAATAATTGCTGGGGTGATTGCCTTAGCTGCTATTATTGGATTACTTATTTATAAAGTTGATGGTTGGGGAATTGCATGGGATCACACAGTAAACGCTGTAAAATCTTTATGGAGTGGTTTTACCAATTATTTAAAATTGGGCTGGTTATCTGCAGAACACTTATTGTTAAGCGGAATCGAAGCAATCATGGTTGAATGGTATAAGTTAAAATCCCTTTGGGATGAAGACTCAGCGAACCAAGCAATGTCTCAAATTCAAGCAAAAAGTGAGGAGCGCAAAAAAGCTATTGGTGCAACTGCTAACGAATTAGTTTCGGATGTCAAACAAGCTTGGGATTCTACTAAAAAAGCTGGTAATAGTTTAAGTTGGAATGATAAAGGTTTTGATGATATGAAGAATGATTTAAAAGCAAAATTCGGTATTCAAGATTCAAAAGGTATTCCAGGAGTATCGCAAGGAAAACACTCCACAAACTTAGCTTCAGGAGGTAATTCTACAGCTTCAAAATCAAATAACGCAATTGCTACAGGAGGAACAAAACACAATTATATAACCATAACAATGGATAAGTTAGTTGAAACTATTAATGTACATGCTCAAGGTGTTAAAGAAGGAGCTGATAAAGCCGCAGAAATGACTCAAGATGCATTGCTACGAATATTAGCTTCAGCAGAAACAGCCGCTAGTTAATTATGAGTGTAAAGTTAAACGATAGAGAGGTTTTATTTGCCTCATTAGTTGGGAGTAAATTAATCCAAGCTGTGCCTCGTTTTGCTCAATTGGAAAACACTATCGGAAAACATGTTTTACCTGTTATACCTATTTTACCAATTGGAGCTCAACCTGTAAATGTTCAGTCTATTTCTGTTGAAGAATTAGAAGCTCAAATTTGGGAGGCATCGCCACCACAAAATGAGGATGATCAATATTTTCCGTTAAAGATGTCTGTTGATGGTTCTAATTGGTTTTTGTTGCCTTATGAACCTATTATCAATGTTTCGGGAGGAAATGAAGTTGTTAAGCGAAATGTGGCAAAGTGGAAAAAAGATATTAGCCACACAAGAGGTACAATAAAAGAACGTTGGTCACAGAAAGATTACGAAATCAGTATAACTGGTGTTCTACTTGGAAAACAATTAGACGGTCGATTTGAAGAATCTTTTCCTAGACAAGATTTTGAAAAACTAAGAAAGCTATTAGAAACTGCTGATGATATTTACGTGAACTGCCCTTTACTTGAATTACTTGATATTCATAAAATAGTTATTGAAGATTTTGATTTTCCATTTAGTAAAGGTGAAAATGTACAAGGATATGTTATTAAAGCTGTAAGTGACGATTCGTATAATCTTTTAATTAAAGACAATGTTTAGTATGGACTGGATGATTCAGTTTAATACTGAAGGCAAAGTATATCAATTAGGTTTAATTGAGTCTATTCAAATTACAAGCGATGTTGACAATTTAGCTGACACGTCTACAATAGTTTTACCTGAAAGTGTTTTAAATAAACCTTTAAATTTTGATGAAAAGATTCTAAGGGGGTCACAAGTTGAAATAAAACTTGGATATGATAATAACTTAAAAACCGAATTCATTGGTTATGTACAACGAATAACAAATGATGGTGCTTTAATTATTCATTGTGAAGATGCTTTATTCTTGTTCAGAAAGTCAATTCCAGATCATCAGTTTAAAAAAACAACTTTAAAACAAATTGCTGAATATTTAGTAGCAAACGTCGATTCATCATTCAAAGTAGATTGTAATTACGGAATTACGTACGAGAAGTTTACAATTCATCAAGCTACCGCTTTTGATGTTTTGAAGAAGCTTCAAGATGAAACTAAAGGGAATATTTATTTCGATAATCAAACGAAAACCTTACATATTCATCCTGCTTATACTGAGGTTGGTAATAAAGTGAACTATTCTTATCAGATTAATATTGAAAAGGCAAATCTTGAGTATAAACGCAAAGAAGATAAAAAGGTTGAGATTGTAGTAGAAAGTACAGATACAAATGGCAAAGTAAAAAGTGTTACTGTTGGAACTACTGGAGGTGATAAAACAACTTTAAAAGTTGGAGCAATGAATCAAGCTGATATGAAGAAAGTTGCAGAAAGTGCATTACAGAAACAATCGTTTGATGGATTTGAGGGGAGTTTTGATTCCTGGTTGATTCCGTTTGTCAAACCTACAGATTCAGCTCATATTGAAGATGTTGATTATCCATATAAAACAGGTAGTTATTACGTAAAAGCTGTCACCACAACCTTTAGTAGTTCTGGAGGAGTTAGAAATATTAAACTAGGAATTCGATTAAACTAATGGGAAAGGAAACCGAAATTAAACAAGCATTAATCAATTTGATAGGCGGTAAAACGGAGGCCTTTATTCGTGGTGAAGTTATCAAAGTTTCAGAACAAACTTGTGACGTTAGGTTATCGAGCGGTTTAGTTGTTTCGGATGTTAAATTAAAAGCAATTATTTCTGAAGGTTCTGACTTTGTTATTGAAACTCCAGTAATTGGTTCAGATGTAATTCTAACAGGATCATTAAATGATTTGGTAGTTCTTAAATGTGATAAGCTTCAAAAGTTAGAATTCTCACAAGATGGATTGAAAATTATATATGATGCAAATGATAAGAAAGTAAGTATTCAAAATGATAAAGTGAATCTTTTAGATGTTTTACTTGAGCTTACTTCTCATCTAAAAGCAGACTATAGACAATATACGAGTAATGGCCCTACAAATGGTGCATTACCTACAAGTGTACAGGCTTTAAATAGCATTGAACAGAAGTTTAAAACCCTTTTAAAATAGTTTAAAATGCCTTTAAATAAAGCAGATTTAAAAAACGACATCATTCAAATTATGATAGATATGCGAACTAGAACTGAAAATTCTGAAGAGGAATATGCAGAACGTTTATCTACAGCAATTGATGATTATGTGAAGAGTGCAACTATTGTTTATACAACAGGTTTACTTGCTCCAAATGGTCCAGTAACAGGAGTATTTGAAGGTAATTTGGAATAAAATGGCTAAAGACAAAGGAATACAATTAAATGATAATTTATCTCAAGGTGAAATTCTTGATTTAAAGATTGAAGTTAAACGAGATTCTGAAGGTAAAATTATTCAAGGTATTACAGTTGGAAATACCCTTCAACAGAATCAAGCTTTAATATTAATTACTCAACCAGGAGAAAATAAATTTTACCCTGATTTGGGAGTTGGTATTGCAGATATGTTGCTTGATCATGATTATTTATCTTATCGTCATCGTATTCGAGAGCACTATGCAAAAGATGGACTTAAAGTGAGCTATTTAGATTTATATCCTAACAAACCATTGAAAATTGATGCAAACTATTAAAGTAAAACAAGGACAGACTCTATTCGATTCGGTAATTGAATCTACTGGAGATATAACAAATGCTTTTGATATTGCTTTAAAAAATCAAATTAGTGTTACAGATAGTCTATTTAATCAATTAGACTTAGAAGTAACAGGGAATGAAAATAAAGCCATCACTAAACTATTTGTAAATAATAAACCTGCGAGTTCTGATAAAGAATCTTACTTAATTAATGATTATTTATTCACCCAAACCCTTCAATTCATATTATAATGGCTAGAGAATTAAACGAAATAAAACTTCAGATTACTTCCGAATTTATTGCGAATACAGATGTTATTGCTAAGTATGAATTGACACCAGGGCAAACCTTTGAACAACAGTTTTCAAAGATATCTCTTGAGAATATCATTTTTAATGTATTTGCATTTGTGATGTGGTGGTTTGAAAAACTAATCGACCAAAACCGAACCGAAATCAACGAACAGATTGCAAGAACAAGAGTTCATAATTTAAAGTGGTATCGACAAAAAGCTTTGGATTTTATGTTTGGTTATGATTTGAGCGATTCTGATCAATATGATACTTCAGGATTAACCGAGGAGCAAATTAATTCGGCTAGGATTATTGCAAACGCTGCACCTGTGAAAATGCAAGGTCATCTAAGAATGAAAGTTGTTAAAAAAGTTGGCGAAGAATTAAATCCCTTAACTCCGACTGAATTAAATGCTTTTGTAAGCTATATGAATTATGTAACGGATGCTGGAACATACGTAATTCCCACAACCAATGTTGCTGATGATCTAAAGCTAACAATCAACGTTTATTATAATGATTTGATTTTAGGAGCTGATGGTTCAAGATTAGACGGAACGTCTTTAAACCCAGTTTTAAAAGCGATTAAAGACTATTTAAAAAGCATCAGATTCAACGGTTCATTTATTGAATCCAATCTTGAGAAAGAAATTGAAATTGTTGAAGGTGTAAATATGGTAAAGGTTGTCGGAGCTTGGTCTAAGTATGGAACTTATACTTACGAATCTACTGACAATAACAATGTCGGAAAAATTGAAGAAATACGTGTAGCCGATGCTGGTTATATGAAGTTGGATGAGCAAAACACAATTATCAATTTTATAGCATTTAGCGATTATGAATAGTATCTATAATGTCAATTGGTATCGTTTGGTCAATATGTTGGTTTTGCCAGCTGTAAAGAAGCCAATGGCT